TCCTTAATTAGATAAATTAATATGTATTAACGATATTATAAAGGAAATTTATGTAAAAAACAAGCGCAAGGAAAGAAAGATGAAAAGAAAAACAGCAGGCAAACGAGAAGAACGTGCCAAGTGGGAACGTAAGCCAGCATAGGAGGGAGAAATGCAAACAATATTAATAAGTATTTTAACAGCCGCAATTACAACGAAAATAATAGCCACCTATTATTTTAAAAAAATAGATGGCTATGAAAAAGAAATGAGTAAAGAAATTCGAAAAAGTAATAAAAGAACAGCGGCTGTTTTAGACAAAATCGAAGAACGCCTAAAGGACTAATGGTTTAGAAGCGAAATAAGAAAAGCTTTTATCTCACTTTGACATAATTTGAATGCACAAGTAGCTATCCAACTAATGAAATTAAAAATTCTAGCTGAGTAAGTACCTAAGTTAATGCCGAAAAATTTTAGAAATGTACTTGGAAGAGTCGCAAATTTTTTAAGTGCATTTATGGGATTTAATGACTGGTAAAAATTATTTGTTAAAAAATTTTGTCTCATAAGAAAGCTATTGTATAAGTTGGAAGCTGCTATATAGGTTTCAACAGGGTCTTCACCATACGATAAAGAAGGGTCATAGATATTTCTAAATTTACAAATTACAGGATAGTGATAAAGAAGATTATCTAAAGCTTCATCAAAATTGTTTTTATTAACAAGGGTTCCGGTGCGGCTGAGAGTAGCGGAATTTAAAAATGAAAGTAAAATATCAATACATTTTTTCATTTTTAGACTCTTGTTGATACTTGAAATGATTGAACCTATATACACGACTACAAAGAGTATTAAAAGCATCCTTAACATGAAGTTCTCCTTTCTTGTTGTACTCGGCTTTGAAGTGCCTGTACAACAAGAATAGGGTAATTTTGACAAAAAGTCAATGACAACAGTTTGAGAGAAGAAAGAGGATGAAAATAATGAGAAAAAAAGTCAAGGAAAATGAAGTGATAAATACTGAAGAGATTTTGACTTTGATTAAAAAAATAATCGAGGTGCAACACAAAGGAAATGCGGTCGCCTTTAGCTTTAGTAACTATGGAATGAGTGTATTCGCTGCAAGAAAAGAGGAGATACAAAACAAGAAGTGGCCATGGGGGAAAACGTTCCACTTGTCTTTACGTTTTGATAAAGACAGGAAGAAATATGATAGATGCATGGAATATCTTGAAGAATTAATCAAAGAGGAGGAAGAAAAGTGTTCAAAAAAACAATTAAAATTTTTCCTGCACCGCATGTAGAAGTGAGACTACATGTGTCAAAAGAAATGGTGAAAGACTTCAAAGCGTGTTGTGACACAGGCGGTTTAGGACAGCTTTGTACAGAATGTAGCTGGTTTAATGTAAAGATTGGTGCGGCAACGGTTTGCTGTATTAAAGGTCTAAGAAAAGAAATAAGAAGACAGATTGAGAAAAATGGAAAAGAGGAAGGAGAAAATAATGTTTAAATTAGGAAAAGTATTACAAGAGAAAAGCGAGGAATGGAATAAGGTACTTAAGTTCTTAAAGGAGAAGAAAGAAGCATGTTGAATGTCCCATTTGATGTTAATTTTGAAAAACAGCTTATTAAAAAAGAAGCGGAAGAATGTTGGGAAAATCTCATGGAATATGCATCCAGGAGAAACCTTGAACCGGACTTTGTACACAGAGAATTTCGGGAGAATCTAAACAGATTAGCAAGAGAAGAATTTTAAAAAAATATTCATAAGCTAAGAAAGACAACCAGGAGGGATTAATTGGTGGCATATACAGCACAGAAAAGTCAGGCAGATTTTGTCGTTTACACAGATAAAACAGGAAAAGAAGTATTAAAGACGAGCAGATCAACAGTATTGATCCCAAAAATTCGTTGGAATGGTGTGGGAATCAAATGGTTAGAAGAGAAGGTGAAAGAATGATTTTGGTAGATGTAAAAGAAGGCGTGGATGTGGAATTAAAGGGGCAGGTGATAGACCAACTTTTAGAATTTATCATGATTACGAAAAGCCTAAGACAAAGTTTACCAGAAAAAGTAAAAGAAAAAATACCCAAAGCATTTGAAGTAGCAATGACTGTGGATGATGATTGGAGAGTATCTGGAGAAATATTTCGGATGATATATGGAGGAGAAGAAAATAATGATTAAAGCAGATACAAGGACAATGAGTGTAGAACTTGAAGAAACGGTTTTGGACCAGTTATTAGAGTTTTCTATGATTGTACAGAGCCTGAAAGAAAGCTTACCAGAGGAAGCAAAAGAAGAACTGCGACCTATATTCGAGATTTCTATAACGGAAGATAGCGAAGAACAAGTGAACGAGAAAGTTGGAAAGAGGTTATATGAAAAGATATGCAAAAGGCAGTGATAAATTTAATAGCTTCAACAATGGTTGAAGACGATACGGAGTTAACCATCAGAAACGAACAGCATAAAATTCTGGCAAAGGGAGAATGGTGGAAGGACAGAATATACCCATACTATTTGTCCAAAATGAAAGGATTTCTTTGGACGGATAGCAACAAGATTATCATTGATATAAAAGAATAAGAACACTCCCGGTTGCTCCGGGAGACTCTAATGCAGGCGGCAGGGATGCCAGGCGGTCACAACCCCGTAGTAATGCAGAGTGGAGTAACTGATAAACAAAGGGATTAGAAGTGTGATGCAACTATCAACAAAGGAAAGAAGAAAGTAGGAGGAACGATGTTTAGTGCGATAATTGTAAATGATAGCAAACCAAATGAAGAACCAATGTGCTTGCAGGGGGATGTAGTTTTTGTTGTAAGTTCAAAGAAAGTGGAAAAACATTACGAAAATGAAGGAACAATGGCGATAGATTTAGAAAAACCATGGGATAAAAACATATATCTCAATTTGGGAACTTCGATAAGAACTATGATAGACCAGGAATTTTCAGAAAACAAAGAAGCACGAGGGAGAGCGATGTTTGAGTTTATACAAGGATTTTGCAAAAGAGGCGGTACTACAGAAATCTTAGAAGTAAAAAAAGAAGGGGAACATCCATATGGGAGAAAGTAATATAAGGAGATTATGCGAAACGGTCGCATTAATTGTAGCGGAGCGGGAAAACGTGAAAGTTACTGTCGAGATAAACAAAAAAGAAGAATCGGCAGCGTAAGGAATGCAAGATAAAAAGAAAGAAAATAAAGTAAAGATTATCAGATGGACAAACATGGAATTAGAGTGTTTTTATGGAGATTATGTGGAAGCGGTAGCTTATGCCAGGAAAAAGGCAGCGGAAACCGGACTGGATTACATAATAGCATAACAAAGGAGAGCATCCAAAAGCAGCGGATGCTCTCCAATGTCAGAATAATCTGAAAAGCAATTTCATCATATCAAATCTGACACAGAAAAGCAAGCATAAAAACCATGAAAGAAACTGATTTTTAAAGCATTTTAACAAATTTGCCGTCCTCGTAATACATAGTAACAAGTGGTCGAAATATATAATAGCAGGTAAAGCAATGGGTAAGTGTCAGATAAAGAAGGACAAGAGAAAAAAGAATAGAGGTTTCTTAGAATATGACTATGAGTCTGCTTACAATAAATCTTTAGAGGATATGGAAGAATGGATGACACAACAGTTATTCAAACGCACAAAGACGAACTATGCTCTAAAGACTATTAAAGCAGGGGAACAGTTGGAAGTAGAAATCTATCCTATCTTTGGAAAGAAAGAAGATATTCCGGAAGAGGGAAGAGTGAAGAAGAGTAATAGAGAAGCACAGGGGAGACTGAACGATAAGAATGCAAGAAAGAGAGTAGAACGTCTTATCAATGCAAACTTTGGTAACGAAGACCTCTGGTGTACGTTTACATACGATGATGAACACCTTCCTGCGGATGGGGATATAGATGCAGCACTAAAGAATGTAAAGAGGTTTATTAAAAGACTGAATTACAGAAGAAAGAAGCTTGGCTTACCAAATTGTAAGTATATTTATGTAACGGAATATAATCCTGATGCTAAGATCAGGTGGCATCATCATGTTGTTATGGATGGATTACTTGACCGGGACACAGTAGAGAAAACATGGAAATGCGGAAAACGTAGTCAGATCAGGAGACTGGAAAAGGATGAGAATGGACTTTCTGGGATGGCGAACTATATTGTAAAAGAGAAAGACAGAATTCGCTCCGAAAAGCGATGGAACTCATCACAGGGATTAAAGCAGCCAGAAGTAAAAGTGGTAAGGAATAAGCGGCCACAGGCAAAGAGTGGAAATTATAGAAAGATAGAACGCTATGTGAACGACATGGTTCGCAATGAAAATATAATCAAAGAACAGATGAAAGCGTGGTACCCGGAATATGATTTCACATTTGCAAAGGTTTATTACAATGATTTCAACACACGCTATTACATATATACGAGGTTGCGAAAGCAAAAGGATTAAGGAGGATTATAAGCAGATGGCAAGAATTAGCAAAGAGGAAAGATTAAGACTAGAAGGCATGGCACAAGCGTACAGAATCGCACAGACAAAAGGAATGGAAGGGTTAAAGCAGGATATTGAAATGCGTAAAGCAACAGGAATCCCAGTAGGAGTGAGCCCGTCAGCGATAGACGAAAGTATCAGAAGAATCAAAGAAAATATAGTTGATACAGTTAGGATTTTGGCAGCGATGACCCTAAGAGATGAATTTGGTTTCGGAAAAACACGCTTAGATAGATTCGTGCAGCGTTTTAATTTAAAAACAGAATGCCTGCAGGAAGAATATGTGACTTGGGAAGATATGACGAAGGCACTAAAGGAAGAATTAGGGATAACATTCGAGATTCGAAAAAACGAAGACAATGTTACAGACACGCAGGCATACCGCCAGAAAAGGCATTATAACCGAAGTGAAAAGAGAGCGGCTAGAAAATTCCAGAAACAAAGAGAAAAGAAAAGAGCATAGAAGGGAGCAGGGATTATGAGAACGATAGCAGTTATGTCACCAAAGGGCGGTATCGCAAAGACAACCAGTGCGGACACCATCGCTTATATTTTAGGGGAAGAACAGGGAAAAAAGGTGCTTTTGATTGATGCAGATCCGCAAGGGGATACATCAAAGGTATATGGAAAGTATGACCCAGAAGGAGAAGGGCTTTCCGGATTATTAGAAAATCATACATATGTCGGTGGAGAATATAATACCTGGCATTTTATTGAGCAGACACAATATGAGAATATTGATATTATCACAGCAAATGGCTATTTGATGCAGACAGATATGAACCTTTGCCTGGAAAGAGAGAAAACACAGGCAGAGCGTTTAAAAGAGGTACTCAAAGAAGTAAATAATCTCTACGACTATTGTATCTGTGATTGTGGCCGTCTGCTTGACATGGTAGTCATTAATGCACTGATCGCCGCAGAGATGGTAATAGCTCCGGTGAAATTAGGTGGTTTTGAGAATGAAGCAATCTACAATTTGCAGGAACAGCTTGACGATCTCCGCGAATTGAATGAGAAATTGCATATTAAAGGCATTATCACCATGCGGCAGAAAAATAAAACAACCCTAGAGTTTGAACAGTGGATGAAAGAGCAGTCTGGCTTTGAGATGTTCGAAACACCGGTCCGCCGTTCGATTGTAGTAGAAAAGGCATCTATGGCAATGAAACCACTTCCAGCCTTTTCGAAGAATGGTATGGCAACGAAAGACTATAGGGCGGTAGTTGAAGAATTATTACAGGAGGAATAAAGATGCAATTAATAGTTCGAAAGAAAAAGAAAGCATCCTCCATGGAAAAGATGAATAAAGCTCTCGGCATTAAGCCGGGAGCGGTCTATTACATGGATGGACCGAAGATGCGAGGAGAGGAAACAACACCGAAAAAGGTGACTGTAAAAGAGATTTATCCACACATGATTGTTGTAGAAGATGAGAGAGGATTCCGAACGGGGATAACAGCAGCATCTGCGGCGGTAGATTTGAGGAAGACAAAGAAGAAAAAGAAAGTTTCGCATAGCATCCCGAAGGAAGAAAGGAGGTAGACATGGCAACAGGTTTTTCAGTGCTGGATACACTGAACAAAAATAGCAAAAGGGGAATAGATACAACACCAAAGGCGCGCTTTCGCACAAAGGATATATCTATTCATAAGATTTATTCGAACGTTAAAAACTTTTATCCGCAGGAAGGAATAGAAGAGAAAGCAGATGAAATATTAGCAGTAGGATTGATTGATAATCTGGCAGTTATGTATGAACCGTCAGAAGAGGGAGAATACAAGTTAATTTCCGGGGAGAGACGGTGGAGAGCTTTAAAGTTACTCGCAGAACGTGGCTATACAGAATATGAGCTTGTAACCTGCCAAGTTAGGAATCCAGCAAATGAACACGAGGAAAAAATAGAGCTGATTATTGCAAATAGTAGCAGAAATAAAAGCGTTGCTACCTTGCTTCGGGAAGAAAGAGAGCTAAAAGAGGAATTAGAGTACTTAAAAGAAAATGGAATGAAAATCCATGGACGTGATTTAAGTCAAGGAAGACTTAGAGATGTGATTGCATCCATGCTGCATGTTTCTAAGACGAAGATTGCACAGATGGAAACGATTAATAAAAATCTTATTAAAGAGTTTAAAGAAGAGATAGATAAAGAGAATATAAACTTTTCAACAGCTTATGAGCTTTCCGGCATGAGTGAAGAACAGCAAAAAGAAGCTTTACAGAGATTAAAAGATAATGGGGAACTATCGCATAAAGAAATTAAAGAGATGAAAAGCGAAAAGTTAGAAGAAAAGGCGGTGTCAGAATATGACACCGAAGAAAAACCAGAGGAAGCGGTAGAAGAATCTGAATCAAGGATAGTGGACTGCAATCAAGAATTAGATCAGGAAGAACCAGAAGAATATGAGGCACCACATCCTACAGACATCACATCACTTTGCTATAACTGTAAAAGATACCTTGAGTGTAATGTCCGAACTTCCACCTGTACGTCCTGCGACAGATACATTAATAAAACCGAAGCAGAGAAAACGGAAGAGCAGAGATATTCGGAAGAACAGGATAGAATAGACAGAGAGACAAAAAGAAAATTACAAGAGCTTCACGATGAAAAGAAAATGGAGATTCTTCCAAGCGAACGAAAGAGAAAAGAAATAGAAGAAGCAACGGACAAACTGTGCGGCTATGTGTGTGATAAATTATGCAGCAATAGAAAAGCTGTAGAATTAAATACGAAAAACAGCATGTACAAGGAAGAAGAAATGAATAATTACTGCTATGAATGTGAACTTATGAATTATGTGCAGGAATTAAAAGATGCATACGAGAAAGATTACAGAAAATAAGCTGGACACACCTCCAGGAAGGTTTTACACATATTACACGCAACTTGTTAACGGTTCCATGAAGGAGCTATATGTCATTGATACGATACCTCGGTAAAATACCGGGGTTATCGTTATTTACTAGCGAGGGGGATAATATGAGTGAAGAACACAAAACATTAGAACGTATGCTTGCACAAGGGAAGGTTTCACTGCATGAATTTGAGATGAGATTAACCTTGGATTTTGAAGAATTAGGACAGCAGCTTATGAATGGCGAAATAACACCAGATGAACATGTTGAAAAATATAATGAACTGGTAAAGATGGAGAGAAATCCGTTTGGACCGCCACAAAAACATGAACACATTTGATTATTTAATGGTGTCAGAATCTGACACAGAGGGAGGGAAGCTATGACAGAGAAAGAGAACCTTGAAAGATGCGGTGACATTGATGTACTGATAAAAGACCTCGAAAGGCGAATAGAAAAGACCGAACAGGAAATAGCGGAACTGTCAGAAAAAGTAGTAGCTGATTGCGTTCGTGGTGGCAGCGGCGGAACAAGGTTATACAGGCTGGAAGGAACACAGGATACAACGATTGAGAAAAGAAGAAAACTGTTAGAAGAAAGAATCAATAAACTAAACGAAACAAAACTGGAGAAAGAGATAATACTAAATAGAGCATATACATTTCTTGATACGGTGCGTTCTACAGAAATTCGAATGATGCTCCAGTATTTTTACATAGACAACTTATCCTGGTACAAGGTAGCAATAAAGATGGAAAAAGAGACAGGAAAAAGTTATTCGAAAGCACAGTGTCAGATGCGTTGTACAAGATTTTTGAAAAATATTGAGGAAAAAGCAAAAAAAAATTAAAATGTTATCCAATGTTATTTTTATTTATGTTATTTTTATAATGAGCAAAAAAATAATACCTGATTCCCCAATACAGGTATTATTATTGCTTGGCTTATAATCCCCAATAAAAAGTGTGAAAAAGACATCCTGCTTGCAGGGTGTCTTTTTCGTATGCAGAAAGGAAAACACGATGATTGTAAAAAAAGTAGCAAAGACGACAAACAAAAAGTGGCCCGTCAAAGCTGTTTTACAGAAACCGGATAAGAAGACGGTAATAATTAAAATACCGGATAAAAAGCAGAGTAAATCTGTTTTTGTAAGAAGTCATGGTTGTTCCTTAGAAGCGATTTCAGTAGCGTTACAGTTACAAGGAATCAGGAAGACACCAGAACAGATTCGCGAATGGTGCCGCACGCATTTAGCCGGATATAATGGCTCAAAAGTGACGGTGTTTGGAGCGGCAAAAGTAATTAATGGGATTGCCGGGAAGAAAGTTGCGGTGTGGCACTCAAACACAGGTAAGAACAACAAGAAGGTAAGGCAGAATATTAACCGGGCATTAAAACAAGGAAAAGTTGTTTTGTTTGAGCAGAAAGACCCTATTCATACTGTAGTATTTCTGGGACATAAAAATAAAAAATTACAGATTGCTACCTATGGGGGTGTTCACAACGGAACAGTAGCCGGACAGGTATCAAAGAAAGCCCTGCATGGGAAAGCAGGTGCGGCACAGCAGCATAATTACTTTTGTGGTTCTTCTGGAGCGGCTGGCTATGTGACAGTGAAAGAGGGAAGTTAATGGATGGAATTGGACGAGAAGAACACGAAGAATTCAAACAACGAATAGAGGATGAACTTAATCGTATTAACCACAGACTTAAAGGCTTTGATGAAGTTACAAAACAAATATCAGATCTTGCACTTTCGATACAGAAACTTGCTATATCAATTGAAAATATGGTTCAGGCACAAAATAGGCAGGAACAAAGATTGAACGAATTAGAAAGCCGCGATGGTGAACTATTAAGACAGATTATAACATGCAGCATTACAGCGTTTGTGGGCGGAATTATCGGTTATGCTCTAAAGAATATAGGGCTTATGTAGGAGGAAAAGATGTTTGAACATAGTGTATTAAGAAAAAATGTTGACACAAGAGACTGGTTAGCAGGTGCAGCGAAAAGAGCAGTAAAGACAGCAGCGCAGACCGCAGTTGCATTAATTCCGGCAGCGACAACGATTGCGGCGGTAGATTGGAAAACCGTAGTAGGAACGGCAGCATTAGCAGCGGTAACTTCACTTCTTACTTCAATCGCCGGAATCCCGGAAGTGATGAGTGATTATGAACAGGAGGATGAAGCGTGAGCAAATATTATCCAGACATCTCGCACCATGAAAAAGTAACGGACTGGAATAAAGTTATAAAAGCCTGTCCGTTTATTATCACGAAAGCAACACAGGGATTAACATTCGTTGATCCGTTATTAAGCACCGTAATAAAGGAATGTGAAAAAAGGAAGAAACCATATTGGCTGTACGCTTATTTGAACAGTGGCAAAGAACTTGCACAGGCGAAATTCTTAGTGGAAACGTGCAGAGAAAGAGTTGGAAAGTATTTCGTTGGCTATATTCTCGATGTGGAATGTAAGGAAGGGAATAACGTAGCAGGTGTTAGGGATGCTCTTAAATACATCAGCAATCTTGGCTATAAGTCAATGATCTACACGATGTATGCACAGTACACAAGATATAAGAGTGTTATTGATAAGCGGCCAAAGAACTGTGCCTGGTGGGAAGCAAGGTATGGAAAGAACAATGGAACATACAGTAAGAAGTATCCGACACATAAAGGTGTTGACTTCCATCAGTTCACAGAACGAGGAAGCTGTCCGGGGATGAGCGGTGAGATTGACCTTAATAGACTGACCGGAACAAAAGCGGAAAGCTGGTTCACTGACCCGAAGATAAGCAAGATAAGCAATGAAAAGACAAAGTATCCAGGAACATTTCCGGCATTACCACCACGTGGTTACTATCAGTGCGGCGATGGATACGAAACATTGAAGGACTATCCAACACAGATCAGGAGAGTACAGAAACTGCTTAACTGGGTGATGGATGCAGATATCAAAGTGGATGGAAAATACGGAGCGAATACAGCGGCATTAGAAACGAAGCTACAGAAAAAATATGGATTGCCTGTTAACGGTAAGTTTGGAGATAAGTCACTTGCAGCATGTAAGAAGGTAAAGAAGTGATGAACGATGCAGAGATTGTAAGCAAGGAGTTAGAAAGAGAATACACAACGGATAAGCTTAGAACATGGATAGCAGAACTTGTAAAGCAGGATGCAATGTGGAAGTTCTATAAGTCTCCGGCGTTTCGGAGATTAAGAGCGGCAGTGCTTCGAACGCAGCATTATGAGTGCCAGCTATGTAAAGAACATGGCAGGATTCGGGCGGCGGACACAGTGCATCATGTAAAGCATGTAAGGGATTACCCAGAGCTTGCCTTGTCAGCTTACTATTATGAGCAGGGAACAAAGAGGAGACAGCTTGTAGCAATATGCAAAATATGTCACGCATTAGAACATCCAGAGAAGCTAAAGAATCATAAAACAGAATCGCTGACGGTCGAACGATGGTAATGACTCCCCCACACCCCCAAACCCCTTCCTCATGGGAGGGACGATACAACAGGGGGCGGGGTCGACAATTTAAAATTTTTGCAAATGCGCGTGAGGGGTGGTGGTCATAATGGCAAAAAGCAAGGAAAAAACAGCGGATTCTATTAAAAGAGAGAAGAAATTTAAGCAGTTAAAAGCCGATTTATTGAATCAGTTGGAGCGTTCTGGGAATGAAAAAAGCTATTATGTTGACCTCATAAACGATTATATGCATCTATATATTACTAAAACGCTCTTACAGGAAGACATAAATGTACGGGGTGTTAGGGTCAAATACGACAATGGGGGAGGACAGTGTGGATTTAAGAAAAATGATTCTGTTGAACAGCTCTTGAAAGTAAATACGCAGATGCTTAAGATTCTTGAAGCATTAGAAATCTCTCCCGATGTAGATGATGACTTGGAAGACGATGAGTTGTAAGATGCATCCAGCGATACAGGAATATATAGACATTGTAGAACAGCAGATACACCCCTGCTGCAAAGATCAGATAGCATTAGTTAAGCATATTAAAGATTGCTTTGCGATGGAAGAAATCTATATAGATACCGAAAGGGCAGATAAGTATTTAGGTCTGCAAAAATATTTTCCGTATAAGTTTTTTCCATGGGAAAACTTCGTGACACTGCTCCATCTCTGCACGTTCTGGGAAAAAGATAATTTGCCACGCTGGCCGGATTTGTTCTTGATGGCTGGTCGAGGGGCGGGCAAAGACGGAGTGATAGCTTACGAGGCGATGTGTCTTGCATCCCCTTATAATCCAGTGACGGAATACGATGTAGATATTTGCGGGAATGGAGAAGAACAGGCAATGCGGCCAGTAGAAGATCTTGTTGGATTCTTCGAACTGCCGGGACAGACAAAAAAACTAAAAAGGCATTATCACTGGACAAAACAAACGATAAAGTCGAAAAAAAACCGGGCAAAAATCAGAGGACGTACAAGTAATCATAAAACAAAAGATGGATTGCGGTCGGGAATCGTAATGTTTAACGAAGTACATCAATATGAAAATTATGACAATATCAATGTATACACAACTGGTCTTGGAAAGAAAGCAGAGCCACGATCCGGATATTACACAACAAATGGAGATGTGCGAGAAGGACCTCTTGATGATCTGATTGCACAGGCAGAAGGAATTTTATACAGTGGCAACGATGATTTAGGGATGCTCCCGGTACTGTTTCGTTTGGACGATGAAAAAGAAGTAGACTGTGAAGAAAACTGGACGAAAGCAAATCCGTCCCTTCCGTATCTTCCGCATTTGTTAGCAGAAACGAGAAAAGAATATCATACATGGAAAGCACACCCGGAACGACTTCCAGCATTCATGAGCAAAAGGATGAACCGACCAAGTGGTGTGAAGGATGCCGCAGTAACATCATGGGAAAATATCGCAGCGACAAATAAAATGTTACCTGATCTGACAGGGTGGAGCTGTGTAGTGGGAATTGATTATGCGATGATTTCGGACTGGGTATCGGTTACGCTGCATTTCAAACGGGATGAGATGCGTTACGACATTAATCACTCCTGGATATGCAGTAAATCAAAGGATTTACAGAGAATCAAAGCTCCATGGAAAAGCTGGGTAGATAAAGGATATTGCACTTATGTTGATGATGTAGAGATTTCGCCAGAGATTGTAGCGCAATATATCCAGGAAGTTGGGAAACAGTATCAGATTGAAAAAGTAGCCCTGGACAGTTATCGTTACGCTCTCGTGGCAGAGTCATTAAAGAAAATAGGGTTCTCTGCGGAAGATAAAAACCTACGTCTCATTACACGAAGCGATATCATGAAGTATGTCCCTGTAATAGATTCTTGCTTTGTAAATCAGTATTATGCATGGGGAGACAATCCGGTACTTAGATGGGCATGTAACAACGCAAAATTAATTCCGTATGGAAAACAAAAAGGAAGAGACCAGGGGTCTTTTGTTTATGGAAAGCAAGAAGCAAAGTCAAGAAAGACAGACCCTTGGCTTTCGTTAGTAGCGGCACAGATCTGCGAAGATGAAATCGTAAATTATATTCCAGTAAAAGAGGGTGCAAAAGTGATTTTGACAATATAGGAAAGGAAACAGAAATGGGATTTGTAGAAAGATTAAAAGAAATTTTTCCGAGGAGCCAAATTACAAGACAAGGTACAGATGTTATATTTGTTGACCTGCCATCATCAATATACATCAAAGAACTTGCAATATACACAGCGATTTCTTTGATTGCAAATGCAGTTTCTCAGTCAGAAATACGTTGCTATGAAAATAATAAGCAGACGAAAACAGAGGATTACTATTCGCTAAATATAAAACCAAATCCGAACGAGTCGGCCTCACAGTTTTGGCATAAAGTTGTTGAGCGGATGTTTCGAAATCCAGAAGGAGCATTATGCTTTATTTCTAGAAGAAATCTGTATTGCGCGGATGACTTCTCGATTCGAGAAAAAAGACCATTTAAAGGAAATCTTTATGATGGGATTGTCATAGATGAATATTCATTAAACAGGACATTTAGTGCAAAACAGTGTTTTTTGTTTCGCCTGGAAAAAACGCAGGCAAGAGGACTCATAGAAGGGGCATACAGAGAGCTTAATGACGTTATTTCTACAGCCTTGCAGTCTTATCAGAATACAAATCAGGTAAAATATATTTTCAAAGTAGATAGTATCCAGGCAGGGGACGAAAGATTTAATACAGAATTTGAAAATTTCTTGCAGGAGGGAATTAAAAAATACACATCCGGAGAATCAAAAGTATATGTACAGTACAGAGGACGGGAACTAACAGAAGCAGACAGAAAGCAGTCACAGAAAAACAGTGATGATATTGTAAAGCTGATAGATGAAATCTTTTCAGTAACCGGAAAGGCTTTTAAAATTCCAGATTCCCTTATGACCGGGAACATTAACAATATGGAGGAAGTAGTAAATGCATTTCTAACGTTTGCAGTAGACCCTGTGGCGGACGAAATCGGAAAGACACTCACAGGAGCGTATGGTTATGAATCATGGGCGAGTGGCAGGTACTACGAAGTAGATACTTCAAAAGTAGGTCATGTTGATGTGTTCAAGATGGCGGAAAAGATAGATAAATTAATTTCATCTAGCTTTATGTCTATTGACGAAGTAAGAGAAAGAGCTGGAGAAGATGCTATAAATGAAGATTGGAGTAAAAAGCATTTACTTACAAAGAACTATCAAACGATAGATGAGGCATTGAAGGAGAATGGAGGTGGAGAGAAAAATGGAGATGAACCCCAAAATGATGTTTCGAATTATGCCCCGACAGGAGGGCAAAGACGAATATGACATGTATATCTATGATACTGTATCGGCACAGGGGCGGTTTGATTGGAATACTTGGACAGTGCTTGAAAGCGAAACCTCTGCAAAATTCTTTAGGGAGAAATTGCAGGAGATTCCATCCGGCGGCACGATAAATCTTTACATCAACAGCAATGGCGGTGATGCGCAGGAAGGTGTAAGTATCTACAATCAATTAAAACGACATGGGGCAACAGTAAATGGATGTGTTGATGGAAACGCGTATAGTGTCGCTTTCTTAATTCTGATGGCCTGCGACCATAAGGCGATGAACCTCGGCACTTCGGCATTAATTCATAATATGTGGATTACAGCATCGGGCAATGCATCGCAGTTAAGGCGATATGCAGATGATTTAGACAAACTGATGCAGTCAAACAGACAGATTTTTCTTGAAGCATGTAATTATAGCATAAGTGAAGATGAATTAATTGAGATGATGGATGCAGAAACAATCCTTACACCGGATGAATGTTTGGAATATGGGTTTATTGATGAGATTATCCGTAAACAGAAAGAAGATAATCCAGAAGACGACCCAGAAGACGACCCAGAAGATAATCCGGATGATGAGCCAGAGGACGACCCAGAAGATAATCCGGGCGATGACCCAGAAGACAATCCAGAAGATAATCCGGAAGATGACCCAGAGGATGATCCAGAAGATGAAAAAGAAGATGAAAAAGAACTAATGCAGATGGCACAGAAAATGGAGTTTATCAGAAGCCGAAAACAGCAGAGAGCGCAGCAAAAATTTCACAAAGAAGTGAATATGTTATCAGGAAAGAAAAAAGGTCAGCAGAAAAAATATAAAAATGCAGACGGTTTCTTTAAACAATTTCTATAGGAGGAGAGATATGACACCGATTACAAATCCAGCAGTACGAGAAGCAGCGGCAGCGATGCAGGCAGCGTTAAAAACAGGCAGTGAAAAAGAAATTAATCAGGCATTTGAATTATTTAATGAAAGTGTAATTGAAGCGGTAAAAGAAGAAGCAAGCATGGGGAATGATGCGATTCTGGCAAGCCGCGGGCAGAGGGTATTAACAAGCCAGGAAAAGAAATTTTACCAGGCATGGATTGACAATGCAAAAAGCACAACACCACAGCAGGCATTCACAGACATTCTTGACGGCGGTATCCCAGAAACGATTATCCAGGATGTGTACCGAAACCTTACGAATGAGCATCCTTTGTTAGATGCAATCACATTCACAAATGTAAATTATCTCACGAAATGGATTCTGAACGATCACACGAAACAGACAGCAGTATGGGGAACGATTACATCGGAAATTAAGCAGCAGATTAGTTCCGGCTTCAAAATTATTGAGATTGTACAGTGCAAGCTCTCCTGTTTTGCAGTACTTCCGAAAGATTTACTTGACCTCCCAAATGGTCCGACATTCTTAGATCAGTACATCCGTACAATTTTAACGGAAGCGATTGCGGTAAGCTTAGAGGCGGCTATTGTATCCGGAGATGGACTTAACAAACCGATTGGATTGAACAGAAATATCAAGAAAGGTGTATCTGTGAATACATCCACAGGCTATCCTAAAAAAACAGCCATTAAAGTAACAAACTTCCTTCCAGAACAGTACGGAAAATTAGTTTCCAAACTTGTAAAAACAGAAGCAGGAACATATAGACAGTTAAAAGAAGATAGTCTGGCACTCATCTGTAATCCAGTGGATTATTATGAGAAGATTATGCCAGCGACAACAATCTTGACGGCAGCGGGAACTTATGCGGGGGATATTTTCCCAGTTAAAACACGACCGATTCAGTCAGCAGAACTCACAGAGGGAGAGGCAATTCTTTGTATTCCTTCCGAATACTTTGCGGCGATTGCATCATCAAAAGAAGGAAATGTTGTATATGACGATTCTGTACAGTTTTTAGAAGATTGTAGAGTCTACATGGTAAAGATGTTCGCAAATGGTCGTGCATGGGATGATACGGTTGCTATTCTTCTCGATATCTCAAAGTTAGAAGCAGCTTATATTACTGTTCTTAACAAGGCAGAAACAGCAAGTGTTTAATGAGGGATAAATGAAAATGAATGCGACTTTGTTTGCACAGACAAAACGACAGTTGGATATTACGTGGTCAGATTCTGACACCGATAAAAAAGTAAAACAGATAATGTCTTCCGCAGAAGGCATTATCTCTCACCAGCTTGGTGTGAAAAACTTTGATTTTTCAGAACCGGGAATGGAGAATACCTTGTATCACGCTCTTTGCCTGTACCTGTGGAACAATGTTGAATTAAAAACATATTACGAAAATTACGGGGAATTAATACAGCAGACAAGGGCGAAACACGAAGTCGAGAGGATGGAAAATGCAGACGTATAACGATGGAGTATTGAAACTGTATGAAGATGTGAGTAAGAGAAGTAGTTTCGGTGCAAAAGAAAATGAAGCAAATTTGCAGTATATTTGTAAACTGAATTATGCAGAAATGTCGCAGAGACAAAAAGACTTAGAATTTGCAGAGCAGCAAGGCTTTTCTCTTAGTTTAAAAGTGAAGACTCCAAACTGCAAACTCATTAAGAGAAGAAAGAAGTTTAAGGCATTTTTAGAGGACGGTATATATGATGTTAGTTATTACGATGTGACAGCAGAAAATATATTTTTCTATCTTGAATATATAAGGGCAAGAGAATGATTTTAAATGAAATTGAAAGCAAACTAAAAGAAGTTGAAAAAGCAGTCTATTACGGTCTCGCAGACGAAAGAAGCAAATGGAATTATATTGTATTTTCACGCCAGAAAATGACACGCTCACAGAATAAAACAGGAAATACAATGTATTATTCTGTTGCAATTATCCGGGAAAATTACATAGAGGAAGGAATAGAGGAAAAGGTCATTAAAAAGATGGAAGAGATTCCAGGAATGAAAAGAGCGCAAAATGATATTTCTTACTCATATGTAAAGAAACCGAACACAAATATTGTGATAGAAGTAGCGGAAATCATTTTTTGTAAAGCAGTGAAAATATAAGGTGGTGGTAGGATGAATTTCGCATTAGATACAAGTGAAATCGAACGACTGCACGAAGCAATAGCACAATTTGGCAATGATGCAAGAAACGCAATAAACGAAGTATTTCACAACGAAACACTTTTACCTGTATCGGCGAGTATTGTAGCAAAGATACATCCATCAGGCCGCACATGGGCGAAAAAAGCCGTATCAGCTACACAGACACAACCTTTTCGGAATGAAAACGGTAATTTGTCCGTTACAATAAAAAATAAATCGAAATATCAATATTTGTATTTTCCGGACGATGGAAGTAATACAAGGCAGCATATAGGTATGCAAGACTTCATGGTAAGAGGAGCGGAAGAAGTAGCTCCAGAGATTATTGATATGTGCATGGATAAGATTATGAAAGAGTGGTGAATAAAATGACAGACAGAGTATATTCAGAATTTGAAGTCCGGGAACAGGGCATTAAATTTAAAGGAAAAGACAGCTATGTATCTTCTTCTTGTGTTGGAACATCAGAAGAAGAACTGGAAGTGAAGACTATCACAAAAAAATGCAGGGGAGTTGTGAAGAAAACAAAAAGCAAAGGTACAGGAACAGGTACATTAAAAGAGTCTTTGCATATACCGTATGATGTTTTCGTAGAAGCATATGGCATGGATTTAAGCGGATTAAAACCGGGAGTATATGCTTACGGAACAGATTCAAAACATAAAGAAATGTCTATTGTACAGCGTGTATATGACGAAGACGATGTTATGAAGCTGAAAGCTTACCCGAACTGCATTATCAAGAGCAACATGGCGCGAAAGATTGAAAACGGTGCAGAAGAAGTAGCAGAAACGGAATTAGAGATTTCTGTAATGCCGGATGACTATGGAATCGGAATGTATGAAATGATTGCAGACGAAAAAGCTGATCAGGAATTGATTAAAAAGTGGATGACGGAGTTTACACCAGATTTGGTACATACGGTAGTAGCTGCAAGTGAAACGGGGGATGAATAAAGATGAAAAAAGAATTGATGATAAAGAGTGGAGTTACAACCATGCAATCTATTGATGGCGAAAGCTTTAATTTGACACTGAATTTTCGCTACCTGTACGAATTAAGAAATAAAAATAAAGAACAGTATGACAAATATTTCGCCGTCCTTGAAAACGGAATACAGGAATTATTTGATTCTACAACAATCCTATACACAGCGTATTCGTGTGCCTGCCTCATGGAAGAAAAAGAAATTATTCCGTATGAGGAATTTTTAGAAAAGCTACAGCCGGATAGCGGTCTTATTTCAAAAACAGCGATGGAGATGATTCGACCTAAAAAAAAGTAGATTTCAAGAATGCTTTTAAACGAAACAACAAAGGGAAAAAACTTTCGGTACCGAAATTCAAATTACAGGATATTGAAGATTATTACACCTATTATGTTATGATTCTTGGAATGAGCGAGAAATTATTTTGGGAAGCGGATTATTCATTTATTATTTCTGTAGCAGAAAATAAAAATGCCTTTGACTCCTGGTGCAATTATGAAAGAGAAAAAATGAGCAGGAGGTGAGGGAGTGGCAACAAGTAAAAAAGAAGCAAAAGTAAAATTTAGTGCGGAAACGCAGCAATTTGATACAAATCTTAAAAAAGCGGAAAGCAGCTTAAAAACTCTGAATGCAGAAGCAAAACTCAATGAAGCTGTATTCAAAAATGGCGGCGATAAGATGGAGTATATGGAGCAGAAATGCAATATTCTTACCGCACAGATAGGCGAACAGATAATAAAGCAAAATGAGTTAAGCAATGAAATTGAAGTTGCAAAAAGAATCTTCGGGGAAGATTCAGAGGAAGTTGCAAATCTGGAAAGAAAGTTAATTCAGGCAAGTACAGCACAGAATAATTTTCAGGTGAAATTAAAAGCCGCCAATCAGGAAATGGAAGCAGAAAAAGAAGCTACTAATTCAGCATCAACTGCATTAGAAAGCCTATCACAAACAATTTCACAACAGGAAGCGGAACTAACAAAACTAAAAAGTGATTTATCAAACGCTTTTTTAGAATATGGAGAAGCTTCACCAGAAGTGAAAGAGCTGGAAAATGCTGTACAGCAGCTTTCAGCGGAATTAAATCAAAATCAATCAAAGCTTTCGGCAGCTAAATCAGCAGCAGAAGATGTGGCGAATGCAATGGATGATTTAGGGGATGCAGCAGAAGGAGCAGGAGATTCTGCACAAGCATCTGGAGACGGCTGGACGATCACGAAAGATATTATTGCAGATTTTGCGAAAGATGCCCTAAAAAGTGCAACGGAAGGGTTTAAAGAACTGGCAACCGAAGGGGAGCAGGCATTAAACAAATTAGATGCAGCCACAGGGTCATCCGATTCGCAGATGCAAAAATACAAAGAAGTTATGAAAGACGTGTACAACAATAACTTCGGAGATTCTATGGACGATGTAGGAGAATCTATGTCAACTATATTGCAGATTATGGGGGACATGGATAAAGATTCTTTGCAAGGAGTGACAGAAAATGCCTTGTCGTTGCGAGATGTATTCGGCATGGATGTATCAGAATCGGTTCGGACGGCCAATTCCTTAATGGACAAATTTGGAATATCTTCTGATGAAGCTTTTAATTTGATCGCACAGGGCGCACAGAATGGTTTAAACCAGAATGATGATCTACTTGATACGATCAATGAATATTCCGTACAATTTGCTTCCGCCGGATTTAGTGCAAATGATATGTTTAACATGCTTGCGAACGGTGCTAACCAGGGGACCTGGTCCATTGATAAGTTAGGCGATGCCGTAAAGGAATATAACATCAACTGGAAAGATGGAACTGCTCATGATTCCCTGGAAAAACTCGGATTCAATGCAGATGAAATGAGCAAGAAGATGGGAAAAGGTGGTAAAGAAGCTGGACAGGCAATGCAGGAAGTTATTACCGCTATCATGAAAACAGAGGACGAACAGGAGCGTTACCAACTCGGACAAGCCATTATGGGAACCATGTGGGAAGATTTGGGTGAAGATGCCGTCAAAGCTCTTATGAATACAAATGGAGAGATTGATAAGAGCAAGAAAGCTATGGACGATGTAAAGAGTACTGCATATGATGATATAGCTTCCAGTGCAGAAGGACTAGGCAGAACTTTAAAAAATGACATTATTTCTCCTATAGTAGATACCTGTGAGCCTGTAATAAAAGACTTTCTAGGCTATGTTAATCAAAATCTTCCAACGATTGAACCGATTCTCGTAGGTATAGGAACGGCTATAACAATTATAGGCGGAGCTATGACAGCGATAAAAATTGCAAGCATGATAAAAAACCTTGCTCTACTTAGCGGTGGGTTAGCTGCGATTGGAGGACCGGTAACACTTGTGATTGCGCTGATCGCAGCCGTTGCGGCCGGATTTGCATTTGCATATACTCATTCAGAAAAGTTTCGTAATGGATTCAATCAAACAGTTACGCAACTAAAAAATGATGCAGTGGGATTGTTTAACGGCGTAGTATCCGCGATAACGGGAATTCCAGGAAGTGTCTCGAAGATATTTACGGATACGACAAATAAGGTGGGAACGGCTGTTACAGGCATGGTAACAAGTGTGAGTAATAAATACACTGAAATAAAAAACAGGGCATCCGCGGCAGTTACTGGAATGAAAACAGCGGTGGTAAATAAGTTTACCGAAACAAAAAATAAAGCAGTTTCTACGGTTACCGGGATGAGGGCAGCAG